TTTGGAAAGAAGCTAGTTTTTACAAGAGGCAAAAGGTCTTGCCCATATCGTTCTCCTTTTGGGTCTGGGAGTAAGGCATTGTTCGCAAGAATGTCACAAACAATTGTTCGTTCTGGGTCTCTCATATACTTTTGGACTTTTTCTAGAAGTTCGCACCTTGATTTATAAAAGTCCCTAGAAAACTTTAGGTTTTTATTGTCTTTTTCAAGTTCTTCAAGATGTTCTTTCCAAACTTGCCCCATCTCAACCCATTCTTGAATACTTTGGGAATAATTTTGGTTTTTAGATTTTATGACTTTTGGATTATTGGGGTCTGTCATTGTTATGCTTGTAGTTTGTATTTTGTAGAAACTTTACAACTATCAGTGATTATATAATGACTTGGAAGATAATAGTGATAGTCATATTCTTCAGTCTCATAAACAAAAATGTCTTTCAAATTTTTTTCAAGAAATTCTTGATAGTTAGTTTCATTTAGAGTTGGAATTTCAGTTAGATTGTTCATTTCAATTTCTTCAATTCTTCCAATTTTTCCTTATATTCGGGTAGTTGATACCTGTGAATATGAGATTTTGATTGAAGTTCATCTGTTCGTTGAAACAATTCCTCTAAAACAGCATAAAGTTTGTCCCGATAACCTTCTTCGTCTCCCTCCCCATCATCTCCATCAATAATAAAGGATAGTTTTTCCCAATAATCTTTGCTCATTCTGGTTTCTCCCCTTCACGCAAACTCAATTCAAATTGCAAAACCTCTCTGGCAAGTTTGAATAGTTTTTCTGAAGTAAAAACTCCAAATGTATTAAAAGACGCAGAACTCCCATAAGACAGAAGAGATAGTTCTTCGCTGATACAGTCGGGGTCTACTACAGTGAGAGTTAGATAAACACTCTCTCCTCCATTATTCTCTGGAGTAAGATTTACACAAAGTTTTTTAGATTTAGTCATTTGTTGTTCTCCTGAAGTTTTAGGTGTTTGTAATCATTTTTGCAATTTTGTGGCTGTTCTACACAAAACTTAACAGCCTTATTATATCCATTGGTATACGAATTTGAATTATAAGTAAAAGCAATGACAAGACCCGCAACTCCAGATAATGCAATTAGGTAGTAAATAGTAATTTCGTCGTCAAAGTTCACTTGTTGTTCTCCCTAGATGCATTAAATTCTATTCGCGCTTGATAAAAATCAAACTCTTTTTTACATTCTGCGGGTTTCTCAATGCAGAATTTTACAGTAGATTCTCTTACTGACGGTGTAATTGTATTGGCACCACCACGAGAATCATAACGGTACTCTGGATTTTCTAATTCTGCTTGGCAAGTCCCATCACTAGAGTCATAATAAGAATCTTCAGACCACCCGCAATTAATGCATCCGTATGGGCCGTGAATAACACCAACCCCAATGTCTACAGACTCTCTATAGCAATAACCACCACATTTAGGACAAACGTTTGCGTCTTGTTCACTCATAATAACGCTCCTTTTTCATATAATTAAATGCATCTTCAAGGGAAGAAAACTCATTGTTATCATAAGAGTATCGTCCACTAATCTTTACGTGTTTAGATTCTGGATGAATAAGCAAAGAAACACTATTACCGTGCTCAGAAAGATAATGGTCAAAAATTGAGAAGATTAAATAACCTTCATCATCTTTATAGGTAACTTTGTCAATGACCTTATTTAATTCTGATTCAAAATCTTCAAACTTGCCATCTCTCCGGGTGAAAATTTCAAAAGAAATATAATAATTTGTATAATTACGATTAGAATATCGATTTACATCCCAAAGATGTTTGGAAATACTATAAAGTTGTGGCCAAGTTTTATAATGCTTAAATTTGATCTCTCTATCATTCTCTTTTGCATAAATCCACCAATCAATTACCTCATCAAGAGGTTCATCATTGTAAGGCCTAGACATTGAAGTGTTAACACAGGCCAGAGTTCTCCTGATTGAACCAGACTTAACCCATTTCTCATACTCTTGAACCGCATCAGCAGTTTCAACAACCTGTGAGTGTTCGGCCATTGATGAGTAAGTGTCAATCCACTTTTGGGCCTCGTTTTTGGTATTGAATTGAGTAGCAAAAGTTGGGTCGTAAATCTCATCAAAAGTCTTGTCGTTAACTAGCCTTACATAGTAAGGAACATTTTGATTAAAGTCGTGTTTGATAATGTAGGTCATTTGTTCTCCTTGGATGAATTGAATTCTTCGCGCATTTGATAAAAATCAAACTCTTTTTTACATTCTACAGGTTTCTCGATGCAGAATTTTACAGTGGATTCTCTTTTTATTGGTCTAGAATTAGAATCTCCGGCAACAAAAACAAAACCAAGAAATAGAGCTAGAAGATAGAGAAAAAGCAGAAAAAATCCCATAATATCAAGAAAGAAGGTTTTTAAGTTCAAGCAGGAACCACACTTTGGGTGCGGTCAGTACCATAATGAGGTTATGGATTTTGTCAAGAAGAATAAAAAAACTAACAAATCCCATAGCAAAGAGGATAGGAAAACCCACAAAAACATCTCCATCTTCTTCATCGTTAGCATATTTAATAATGCCCCAACCTAGACCTACACATACAATAACAACCATACCAGAAAATACAGCATAAAAAGCATTTGCCCATAGGCCATAAGTGATATACTGCTGGGCAATGTCAGGTAGTTGGGCAACAGAAAAATCCTTGACTTCTCCGACTGATACCATAATCTGAGAGAGAATTTGCGTAATTTGAGCCTGTAGTTGTTCGTTCATAAGGAATTCGGTGGGTTACAAGGGCATTATAAGGCAAAGTCCACCCCACCACAAGACAGAGTGGACGGTTGGTCAAGTGTCCTGCTTTATACAACTCATAAATCCTCCCATTCATCAATCATATCATAATAACCATCATTTACCATATACCAAAAGTTTGCGGCAATTGTATGTCCACTTTTACGGACACTCCAGTATAGTTCATCTGGATTATATGGACTCGTAATTTTTTGCAAATCTTCATAAGGAGTGGTCATCCAATACTTCCACCCATCAATAGTCAATCTCAATCTGTAAAGATAATAGTTCAAACTATTCATAAGGAGTTCGGTGGTTTACTTCGTTATTGTAAGTCAAAGTCCACTCCACCACAAGGCAGAGTGGACGGTTGGTCAGGTGTCCTAATATTTCTCATAACAAATGAATTGATTAGGTTCAGTGGATTCGTACCACCATTTATGTTTTGGGTGGTGGTTTCGATAACACCAAGTTTTTTCAATGATCACAGTTGGGAAATCAACTTCAGTAATTTCGTGAATACCATTAACATAGGTCCTCATTTTCTTGGCCGAATGAAAATATTTTGTTTCTCTATTTCCATTATACCAAAAAGAGACCTCATAGGATAGTCTTCGTTTTATCTTTCTCTTTGAATTCATTCTAGTTCTTCTAGTTCATTTACTACTTTGTCAATTTCGTCAGAATAAACGACATAATCGCTACTACCATAGAGCCTAGCATAAAACTCATCCATATCCTGGTTTGGTGATAGTGATTCTGAACACAAAGTATTTAATTCACGAAATGCGGTTGCCAAGGCTTCTCTCATATCATCAGTTGCGGGCTGGGTGAGTTCTCCCTTAAATGCCTCCCAGATTTTTTGGGCCTTACTCATTTTCAAGTTCCTCAATAATCTTCTTAATATCCTTTACATTAATAACATCAATTCCGTGATCCGATAGATTTTTGCTAACTTACGTTAACAATGCACAAGTATTGCTACTTGAGGGGCTATCTCCCAAAGCCTCAAGAATTCTTGAGACGCTTTTTACCCAAATATTTCGGGCTCCATTAATATCTCTAGGGACACAATGGTTTTTGTCTTTAACAACTTTAGATCCACCTAAAGAGTAATTAATTTTTCCATTCCAAGACACTGTTTTTGATGTATAGGCCTCATTAACAATAAGAAGAACCTTATTAAATTCTTCACATTTGTCTTTAAGAAAACACTTAAATCTATAATGAGCCCATGTCAACATAGATCTGGTCGTTTTAGAGTTGATTTTTCTCTTACCCTTTTTAACCATTTGACTTACATCAAATGAAGGAAGAAGAATAATATCAAAATTATCAACCAAAAACCTTGCAGTCTTATGATGAATTTCATCGACCAAATCTTTGATTTTATTTCTCATTCGTTTGATAGCCTTATTGAGTCTATATTTTTTTCTAGACTTAGACTTATCTCGTTTTGAGATTAGAGAATCAAGATGATAACATAATCTGGTTATTCTACCAATGTCGCCATCACCAATAGCCCCGGAAAATTCTGGGTTATAAAATGTCTGGAATATTCTAACTCCTGGATCTAAAGAAACAACTCTTGCTTGGTTCTCACATGGAATTGTTTTTTCTTCGTAAGGAATTATTAAAAAGTATCTACCATTATCTAATGTTAATCTTGAATCCATAATGTTGTCGGGAAGCATTTCACTCATTTTTAATTTCCCTAAAATAGTGTGATAAACACCATTTTTAGATATAGAAGTCTTAGGAACGTAAATTGTTTGTTTTGGTTCACGTCTGCTTCTAAATTTAACTTCATGCCAATCTTCTGGTGGAATTCCTCTATTTTTTCGTTTACACATAGAAACTGCCTTACAGCAATCTCTTACGGCAACAGATTTAATTTGATAAGGAATTTCTTCCGCCCAATCGGGTAAAGAATGAATCAAACCAGTTTTTATTGATTTCCAAGATGCCTTAGTATCTGGTTCTTTTAAAAACTTAACGGTTTCATTATAAGTGTATCTTGATGCACCAAACCATTGTCTAAGGATTTGTCTTTGAGTTTGGTTTGGGTAAATCCTTATCTTCTTTGATTTGATTTTTATACTTTCGCATCCCATGTATTCTACAAGAGAAAACATGGATGATAGAAAGGATGTCGGATACAAGTTCTCCTTCTGGACTGTGCTCGATTTGATCGAGAACCACGATTTCTCCACCGTTTTTAACGACGAGATATTCAATGAGGTCAAATCCGAATCTGCAAAGTCGGTCACGCTGGGCAACCACAAGTTGGATTGAATCTCCCTGCAATAATCGTTCCAAAATGGAACGCAAACCTCTTCGTTTAAAATTGAGTCCAGAGCCGACATCAATAATAACCTCTGCTCCTGGGTACTTTGAGATGAGATAATTTTTTTGATTTTGGAGGTCGTCTTTTTGTCTAGCACTTGAAACTCTGCAGTAAAGAATTGTTTGTAAACTATTTTGTTTTTGTTTTATAAAAGATTCAACATTGAATCTTCGTTGTCCAGATGGAGTTTTTATTGTTTCAATAATCCCCTCATCGGCATACTTTCTAAGGGTATTTGGATGAAGTCCTAGTTGTTTTCTTGCCTCCCTTAAAGTTACATACATATTTATTTAGTAAAGTTTGTTGTTTAACGTTACTATTTAGTAGCGAATGATTAACTGTTTATGATCCTTTCCATCATAAGGAGTTTCTATGGGATTTACAAACCCCTTAATATGTCTCCACCATAACTCAATATCATATTCAAACTCATCATTACTCCATGGAAATTCATAGTCTTCTTCAAAAAGACACCCATAGCAAAGTTGACCATTAGTCGAAATGCTCATAAAATTACTCCAATTAGTTGTGTTTTAATGATACTAGAAATTATTTGATTTGGTTAAGTTCTTGTTGCCCTCTTTTATACATTTCTCGGGCAAATTCTATTAAACTAAATCCCCCAAATAAGATTCATAATCCTCTATAATTTTGTCATTTGCCCAATGAAAATCTGAATATCCGCTGCTTATATTACGCCACAAAAATCCCAGAATCTTTCTCTGTGGAAAATACCAAACTTTACCATTAGGTTTTGTGACTTTTTTAATCCTGTAATTAGATAATTTCATTAGTACCTACACCCCATCCAATTGCATACTCTACAAAAAACTCTATATTGTGGTGGATTAGATAGTAGAAGAAGTCCAGGGGAACTATCAAAAAGTTCATTCCCACAATTCGGACAGGCGATTCCAGTATGGCCGGTCTGTTGAATTTTTCTTAATTCTTCAACAATCTTATTATGTTCGTCAAGTGTTTTTAAATTATTCTGCATGGTGGAAATTCTGGTGTAATTAGGTTTGAAATTTCAGCTTTAGTCATCAAGGTCTCCAAATTTTATTTCAACGCGGTATCCCGCCAATATCAACAGTAAAATAATTACTATAAAAATCATAATTATAAATTTTCCATTTCCATATTGTCCATAATTGCATAAACTTTTTCAAGAACGGCTTCTCTGGCATCTTTAGTATAACCACCCAGAGCCTGTTCAAACCCCGCAATTGATAGAGTTCTAGTGAGTGTATCAAGAATTACGGAAAGGTCCAATGCAGATAGTTTAGGATTGTTCACTGTCCCTTAATCTCCTCAAGTTCTCTTTGTGCTTTTGCTAGTCGAAATCCTAATTCCATTACTTCTTGCTCCTTTGCCCGAAGTTCTTCATGCTTTTGCCATTCTAGATACTTTTTACGAAGTTCGGGCCTTTCATCGATAAAAAGAGCCTCAAGATTGTCATAAATGTAAAGGCAATCAAGTTCTTCTTCTTTAAAGAGAATTTCGGCCACTTTTTCAATTAGTTGTTCGTCAGTCATGTTGTTGCTCCAGGATTTACTTTAGTATTATAAACCAAAAGCACGCCACTCAGCAAGAGTAGTGTGCCAGATTATTGAGTGTCCAGTCGATCCCATCCCCACTTGGTCAAATCTTTCCCCAACATTTTAGCAATTGTCACCAATGTTTCTTTTTTAAGAATATCTTTCTCTAGTTCTTCTGCAGTTGCACAAGTAAGAAAAATATGGTACTCATAATCAGACAAGTCAATAGATGGGATTCGACCAAAATAAGAATACATTCTTTTTTCTTCTAATGGGTCCATGTTTTACCACCTAATTTCCCTCTTTGAAGTTTTTCACAATAATCAGTATAAAGTTCTTTGTGGAAATCACATTGTTTTTGATATTCTTCATCATCTGGAATAGGTATCATCTTTCCCCAATGTTCAGGAGCGTAGTAAAAAGCAGAACTTCTTTTGTTCCACCTCCAAATCGTTCCATCTTCACAAAGAACGAAATTATCAGAAATTGCGATGGGGTTTCTAGGCATCATTGCTCTCCAGTTACATCATAACATCACGTCCTTGGTTATAACCACTCTCATAACCAACTTCAAAAGCGGACTTAATCCATCTAAGAAGTAATTTTCTGCGAGTTTCTACATCCTCTACCCCACAGTCCTCATAAAAATACTCTATTCTGAATGAGAATCGACCATAGAAGCCATAGAACCATTCGTCAAATTCTTTTTGCATTTGGTCAATCATTTTTCAGTTAATCTTCCCCATTTTACAATTGGAATTTATTCACTATCATCAAAATTAAAGTGGTTGCAAACTTTGTACCACAATTCAGAAGAAATTTCACCATGCTTATATGGACCAATTTCATCAAAAAGGTTTTCTAAGAGTTTGTGTGATGATTTTAAGAAGAATATTTCGTCAATGAATTTGTCTATTTTAGGTGTTTCAGTCATCAATAATCTTCCCCAATGTAACGAGCACTTTCATCAAAAGTTCCTTGGTGATAACCTTGCTTATACATTGCCTGGGCGAAATCTAATATATCTTGATGTTTACCCCACCATTGTAAATCCCCCTCCTCACCATCACTATAAGGAAGAAAATATTTCATAACAATTTTAACGATTTGATCATCAGTCATTTTTCAATCTCAAAAGTAGGAATTCCATTTTTGTCAAACTGAACTTTGACATTTAGTGAACATAGTTTCTAGGTCAGTCATCAATCATCTCCATTTTTGCAAGTGATTCACAGCCAAATTTCATTGGAGTATCATAATTCACTCCCATCATCTTAAGAAACACCCTTGGGGAATCCATACTCTCGACAATACCATCTTCTACGGCTTTCTGCCAAGAAAGGTGGTGGCGAATGACCTGATACAGGTCCCAGGCAATGTCGCGGGATTCTGGAAGTTTGGTATTTCCAACCCCCAAAAAAGAGCCATAACCATCAATCCCGTCCATAAAAATTTCGGGCATCCTTTTGGTCAGGTCATCTCGAATTTCGTGATAAACTCCCCAATCAATGTCTTTTTTAAGTGGGAGGTGCCCAAATGCCTCTAGAATCTGCCCACTTTGAATGCGAGACAGAAGTTCACAGGCAGTTGAGATTGTCTGGGCCTGTTTTTCGCTGAGTGTTAGCGTAAAGGTTTTAGTCATCATTCAAATCCCAATGCAGTAGAAATTTTTTGTAGTGTTTCGCGTTTTAGTGTGTCTGTTTCCAGTTCTTCTGGTGTTGCATAATCAAGAAAAAGTTGATACGCCTCATCCCAGAAATCTTTAGAAGGAATTTTTCCAAGATAAGACTGACTTTTCTTGTCGTGAGTTTCCCAGAAATCTGACATATCAATTACATGGTTTAATTCTTTTTCTGTCATCATGATGAACCTCCTTTGTTTACCAGACAATCATAAGGTAAAGCACACCACTCAGCAATAGTAGTGTGCCAGTTCAAGAAGTGGTCAACTCGATAAATTTTGCAATCTCTAAAACCAAAAAGAATACAAGAAGAATCACAAAATCCCAAATTTTATATTTTATTGCCCAAGGAAGAGAGAGACAGTTTGCAACAATTCGCAGAGAAACCCCGGTTAAAATATCAACATTTAAAAGAAAAAAATATCCGATTAGTACAAGAATACTACCCAAATATCGAAGAAGAATCAGTCTGTTATTGGCCATCTCTAAAACCTATAATATAACCCAGAATTAGACCACATAAAAAAGCAATGAACAGGTAAAGTTCTCTTGAGAAAAAATCTACAAATTCTAAAAATTCAGTAGTTGACATTGAGTTTAATTAGCCAAATAGAGTGAATGATCCCAAAAGTAAACAGAGCGCCAATAATTCCACTAATCCAGCCAACCCGGATTTCGTGGGATTTAATGGCCTCATCAATCATTTTCTGAACTTCCTTTTCTGTCATTTAAAGACTCCCAGGGTGATTTTCTATTCATAAATTTCTTCAATTTCTCAACTGTTTCTGGATCTGGTGGCTCATTGATTCTCCTGACCAATGCATCATAATCTTGTTGAGAAACATAAATCGTTTCCGATTTACAACCAAAATATTTGATGCATTTACGTTTCCATCTCCACATCTGGAATTTATGCCAGAGATTTAAAATAAAGTTCATTCTCTTGTGTACAAAAGATCCATTGGACAACGATAAGTAATAAAATCGCAATAAAAAACCAAAGAATAAATCTCGATTCTAAAAGAGAAGACCGATCCAGAAAAAAGAGAAACTCTCAAAGAAACATTGGGTTCCCAGTCCATACACATAGACTGAGAAAACGTGGCCTCAAATAGATTGAATTTTTTAAATTGGCCTAAAATTAGATAAACATCCCAACCGTAATCCCATCCTTTATACCAATCAAAAAGTCGAATTAGTCCCATAGCTTGTCTGGGCTTTTTGTGTGCATGGCAACTAGTTCTTCATCAGTGTACTGGGGATTGTCGGGATCCTTGAGTCTAGACAGCTCGGCCTTTAGTTTGATAATTTCGGCCTCATAACGATCTAGTTCTTCTTTATGGGTTTGTTCAAGATCTAGAATTTCCTGGGTGTGATCAAAAGAATTCATAAGACCTTCCAGTTCTAGAATTTCATCTACCATTTTTGAATCATTGCAATTCTTATCGGTTGCGGCTTGTAGTTCCCCTTTTAGAATTGTATAATCTGAGAACCCAAGAGCCTTTAGGAAGTTATTAAAAACTGTAAGATATTCTCGGACATTTACATCTCCGTTTTCAATCTTAAATTCCACTTTATATTCGGGATAGTTGGCACATAGAACAGCAGGAGAGTGTGCCGAAAAGATGATTTCATTCATTTTTGCACAGGAACCTGAATATCAAAAGTTGGAACAGGTGCGCCACCATTGCTCGGAACCATATAAACAGTTCGTTGGGTGTTTTCCTCACCTTGAGTAATCCAAAGATATTGAAGATAGGCAGGATTTCCTTTCAGGGATTCTCCAATAATGGCATTCGCCTTGGCAACGCCTTCGGCCCTAATGATCTCGGCTTCAGCGAGTTGCGATGCGGAGTCTTTTTTGGCCTGGGCTTCTAGAACAGCCACCTGTCGTGTATATTCGGCTTTCTGTAGCTCTGCCTTACCAGAAAGAGACTGTTGCCATACATTATATTGTGGAAGACCAAAGGCCAGGGCACCTATCAAGACTACCCCAGCAATAACAGTCCCGACAACAGGATCAATAAAGCCATTTTGATTTTTCATAATTTTTTACATCAATTGTTAAGTTCTGCGCGAATTTCTTCTACTTCATTTGCTTTGCGCAGAAGTTCACGCAAATGAAGATTGATTGCCGAAAGGTCATCGGATGTTTTTCCCATAATAGCATCATAGATTCGTTCAAATGCTGATGATGTTTGGAGGGTTAGATGTGGCGGCATGAGTTTTTTGCTAACTGGGATTATTGTAGGAGTTTTTTGGGGTATCAGATAAATCGTGTGCCAGTTTGAAAATTGTCACACTACTATTTCTAGATCTGGATCAAAATTAGGATTTAGTCCGGAACTATTATAGCCATTGTAATACCCACGCGAATTACATATCACTCGACACTCACCAATTTTATAATCAAAACTTTCATGAGTATGTCCATGACTAAAATACTTAATCTGTGGATTATTCAAAATAAAGTCATCTAAATTACTAGCAAAGGCACTATTAAGAGCCTGATTTTTGTACTTCTCATGAATCGACTGATAAGAAGGAGCATGATGAGTGCAAATCCAGATCTTATAATCTTTAAACTCTTCTACCTTTTCTTCAAGAAATTTTCTTGACTTTTTATGAAAATAAAGAGTATCTTCTGGCCTTAGTTTTCTATAAGTAGAATCGATTCTGATTACATTATAATCAGACATAAATCTAGAAGCATCCAACATTTCAATTGGATCTTCATTAAAGAAGTCGGTCCATAGAGTGCAACCGAGGAAAATAACATCTTTGATTTTTACATAATCGTTTTCTATATAATGGATTTCTTTTGGAAGGTGTTCTTTAAGAATCTCAAATGTTTTGTTGTAGTTTAGAGAATAGTGCTCATGGTTTCCATTTAGGTAAATTACGTCCTCAAAATTTTGTACGCATTTATTAAGAAAATCGGAATAAATCCGTTTTAGTGGCCCATCCTTGACAAGATGTCTTGCACATAAAATGTCACCACCTAAAATCAAAACTTCTCCGGATCCAAGATCAGGAATTCCATGTCCGTCTTGGCAAAATTCTAAGTGAATATCTGAAACTACGCGCACTCTCATTCGGCTGCCTCAAAGTAATAAAAAGCGTCCTCAAACACTTCATCATCGGTTCCTAAAATCATCCACCCTGCGCACATACTATCAGAAAATTGTTCCCAGGTAATCACAGCATCAGATTCAGAAATCTCATAACCCCGTTTGGCGAAGATTTCTACAATTCTCTGAATATCATGACGATACTCCATGTGGTGATTATAAGGAGCCTTAACTTTCAGTTTTTTCATGCTTGTTTTGCGATTTCTTTTGTGCGAATTTCCAGGGCCTTTGAGAAGGTTTTATTGAATTCCTGGGTTTCTTGAGTATTCAAACTAGCATTACAAACTTTTACAATTTGAACCACCTTAAAATTCTGGTTCTCAAGTCTCGCCTGCACCGTCAGATAGGGTTCATTATTCTTTAGACCAAGAATAATAAAGTGCGTCTTGTTTTTGATACCGTTTATATAGGTAGAATTACCGACACAATTTCTAACTTCTCGACCCCACTTCGACAATTGGTGAACGTCAAACGGCTGAATGTAGGTCATATTCTCAACTTTAAGAGGTTGTGGGAAAAGATCCTGATTCAGTTTTTCATTTTTATTGCGGAGCTTCCATTGTTCGCTCATAATATGATCATGAAATTCCCTGGGCCTCCACCTTCCTCATAAGTAATCTCTCCATTCCTTCGCAAAATATCAGAAAGCATGGAGATTGCATCTGAAATTTCACCAGAAGACCGAACAAACATATTCACAAAAGACTTGGCCGGGACGTTGTTTCGCATCCAAGAAGAAACAAATTCATAACTATTGGAAGCATTAAAGGCATAGGAAGTATTTGACATCTCGGCATTCCAAATCTGTTGATAAAGATCCAGAGAAAGTTCTTCGCCATAAAGAAAATAAGCAAGATTAATTGCCCTAATCTTCGCCAACAACGGGCCAGAATTAATAGCCCGATACCGCTCCATTGAATTATATTCATCAATGAAAGACTGAATATAAGTCTGAATTGCTTTTTTAAAGAAAGGAGTTTCTAGAATAGAAATAATTTCTTTAATAGAATAAGTGATTCTAATGAAGTGTGAAGTGTCCGGAATCCAGTTGAACAGATCAGTTGAACTGAGCGATGAATCATAATACCCCATAATAGTTGCCAGTGAGGTATTGTAGGCCCGAAAGGGATCTTGCTCATTATTCCAAACCCTGATGTATTTGGCTAGTTTTGTCTTAAAGGGGAGAAGAAAATCACCATGCACATTGTAATACGGAAAGTTGGGAAACAGTTCATATTTCCTATTTTTAAGATCTTCTGGGGTCACAGACCGGAACAAATAAAGATATTCTTTTTTATTGTGTTTCTGGGAAGTGAAGTCCTCTTCACTAACTTTATGGTCCCTAAAGAAGTTATTATCCCTATAGGTTTTATAAGAAGAGAGATTCCTCAGACAAAGAGAATAATGAAAGACTGTCTCAGAATCATTCATGTCAAACCAAATGGCAAACCAATACTTACTGGAAAGTTTGCAGATCAGAATTTTTTTCAGATTATCAATGTGGTGTTGTTGGACCACACTCCTATAATGTGGATCATTTGATCGATTCAGGGTTTGAATAATATTGAGAAGTTGCTGTTTTGGAAGAATATTTTCGGGAACCAGATTCTCTGGAATACCTGCCCGAGGGAAAACAGGACCTTTATTGCTAGTCTTCTGTGTTTTGGGTTTTACGGTATCGTAGGCCTCGATCTTGCCGTAAAGATTTTCAGGAACAGTAAAATTCAGAATCACTTTTTAAAACCTCTCAATAATTTCGTTAGTTTGGTTGTTTATGACGTATGATGAGCCGAAATGTTCGGCCATGGACTGGGCAACTTCAATTGCCTCTTTTAAATTGTCTGTCTCGTAGAATTCGGTGTCCGAGTGGGCTGAATATGATTTCATAACTTTGCTTAAGTATCAAGTATCAAAATTCAAGGTTCAATAAGTAACACACCGGAAGGCACGCACGCAGCACGTAAGCGTCTTAGTGCCGCGGTACGCACTGCCAACATTAAAGAACACGCCGCAAGCGAGAGTAGCAGTGAACTCTATAGAAGACCAATAGCCGGTGCTGGCGAAGTGTTGAGGAATGGTCTTATAGGCAAGATTAAGTTGATCCATGGTTGGAATAAAGAACTGAGAAGGATTAAATCCTTGTTCTTCTAGTTTCTTGAATACTGTTGAAAACTCTTTACTCCAAGTAACATAAACCTCGGTTGATTCTGGGGCCACCAAAAGAGCGAGACCATTTTCTTTTTTGAGTACAATACAACCGTCTTCTAGAACATCACCAACTTTGGCGGTTTCGATGGTTGGTGTCTCTTTGTAGTTATTCAGTTGTTGTTTAAAAGAAGAAATTTCTTCTTCCAGTTCTTGAATTTTGGTTTGCAGTTGAGATTTAGAAGTCATAAGTCTTTAGTGAACTTCCAAAATAATAGCCCATCCTACGAATAGAATGGGCATACGGTGGACAGTTTAAAAAGTGTCAGTCGGCAAACACAATCTCTTCAGAAACCTCTGACGATGTTTCTTCAACATCGGAAAGAGAAACAATCTTATCTAGAAGATCTAGAATTTGACTGCCGTTTTTGCCAGAGCGAATAATCGCCATTGCTTCTTGTGCGTTCATAAAAATAACTCCAAATATAATAAATTAAAAGTCCTTTAGAAGTTGTTTTACTTCTAAAGATAATTCTTCCTTGACAGATGACTGAAAAATATCAGTCTCTAGAAGTTCGTCAATCAGAGAAGATGATAGCTTCTCTCTAGACCTCTTGATCCTAACAGGCATTTTTGCTTTTTTATCCATTAGTGGACAGTTCTTCAATTGTCACCGTGCCCAGTCATCAAATTCTGGATAGCAAGGCTCTTCATTTTCTTCTTCCTCTACGTCCCTATTAAGGTACTCAAGATATTCCCAATCTTGCTTTTTCTCAATGACCTGAGTTTCCATGGTGTTCCCTCCTTTTTGTGGGTTAGTTGTATTTAGTAAACAGCCGATTCGGCCTCTTGATAAGAATCATAAGGGCCAAACTCATCAAATTTCCCATCAGAATAGGTGACTACAGAATAGTACCCGTCTTCTTCAAGAATAATGTCAACATCAACAATGCGAATTTCGGACTCTACAAAAGTGGGTAGCATAAACAAATTCTCCTAAGATGGAATAATTTTTAGATCGTAGGCTTTAAGGTTTTCTTTTACATGATTTTCCCATTTGAAGGAATCTTCAATATTCAGAAAGGTGGCTTTCTGTTCTTTTTTATGTTTTGGAATTTTGTAAACAACTGTGAATCTCATTCGTTTTCTTCTTGATAATTTTCTACGAAAGAAAGAAGATCTTTGGTTTTTTTATAGATGACTGAATCAGATCCGAGATCGTATTCCGCATCATAAAGAATGTCTTCAATTTGTGCGATGGTCTCATAAATAAATTTTTGCTGCTGGTTCAAGTGTCCTCCAATTGGGCTTTTGTATTATATAGGATGTGATTAGGGGATCTTATGGATCTTGTGCCAGTTTGAGGAGTGGCTCATTCGACAGGATGGCATTTCGGGAGATTTTGATGTTTTATAATAATTTCAGCAGCCTTTTTGGCATCATTTAAACTAGAATGAGAACGGCCAATAGATACCCACATATTTAAAATACTACACCTTTCAACATCATAGTATTCTTCATCTCCCTTAGCATCATAAGACTCTTTAATTCTATAACGGGAATTGATAGGGTGAATTATTGGATGACCATATTTTTTAAATTTCCTAGCAACCTGCTCGGCTTCACTAAGGGTATAATAAGTTTTATAGTTAGTATTTTCCCAATCGCCATCCAATATTGATTTTAAAATTATATACTCTTTGCGTAGAGTGTCATAGTTAAATGTCTCTAAAATTTTATATTCTGGTAATTTAGGCAATTCTATTGGTGGGCTAGAATATTCGATTTCAATATTTTTCATGGCTCTTTTTAAACTATTCTCCCTAAAAAGTTTAATTTTATCAAAAATAATTTGAATAAGATTCATGGGGCCTTTCCAAGTTTTTCAGAGAGTTTTATGTAGCCATAAAGTTCTTTACATTCATTGGGCTTTTCCATACAGGAAACAGTTGTCTCATTTTTTGCGTCTCTTTTACCAAAAAAATAACCCATATTATAAAACATCATGGGAAACACAATTAAAACCATAAAAAGACTAACACCTATAGATATTATTTCACAAAAATCTTCTTTATCCATCATTTATTATCTCCATTAGAAAGTTGCATTTCTTTAGTATTATCAAAAATTTGCAGGAATTTATTTCCATCAGTGTTGGTATCAACGCAGATCATTGTATGAGTATCCGTTCTATAGACCCATTTTGGAAGAAATCTCTGTTTATAAATCGAATTAGAATAATATTCCCCAGCATACTCATCCATAAGTTGCTTTTCACTCTCGGCAAAAATAACTTCTTCTTCATGATTTAATACCCAATAATATTGTGTTGCATCGTCAATTGGGATTACTTTCCAATCTTCAACGTAACCGAAATAATCATATATCTGCTGTTGTAATGAAAAATAGTCCTGTAAAGTTTTTGATAGATCGGTCATTTGTTGTCTCCAATAAGTCCTAACTGCTCTTTTTCTTCCTTACTCAAAGAAGAAAGTTCTTTCTTGAGTTTTTCAAGTTTTATAGCCTTGGCCTTTTCTTTTTGCTGTTTTTCTGTTTCTAGTAGTTTCATTCGTTTTTTATATTCTTTATCATTTTCCTCGCGGTGCTTATAGAGATAATATACAGTATATTTCTCGTTACCATAATCATATTCATAATCACTCTCAAGGCCCTCCCAACCAGCGTCTAAATCTGCCTGAAGTGAATAAATGATACTCTCAAGAGAACCTTCAAAGTCCCCATAATACCGTTCAGTTTCTTTTACTTGAATGCGTTTGATAGTCATTTGTCATCTCCCATTTTTAAATAATCATAAATGATTTTACATTGAGCCGGTTTCTCAATACACATAACAACAGTTCGTCGTTCCCCAAGAATATAAGTGACATTAGAAATTGCAATCATAAACATCACAATAATAACAAAATTTCTAAGTGATTTGCTTGATTCATCAATCATTTGGTGCCTCCACGTTGAGGAATTGGCCCACAGATCTTGTCCATCTGGGAGATTTCTACAGACTTACGGCATTCAAGAACCGTTTTGAGATTGTGTTGAAACTTGCTATTTTCTTGATGTATAAAATAAAAAGGAGAGCCAATAAGTACAAAAAACCACAAATAAAGCGGACTAAAGGCCAAAATAGCCACAATAGAATTCGGATCCTCAAAAAAACGTTTCATAGTTTAAAAAGTTGGATAAGGTTGTAAATGGTTGCTACAGTAAAAAATACTGAAATGGATACAAGTGGCAAGTAAAGAAAGAATTTCATGTGTACACGTACTCCTTCCATTCATCAACATTAGATTTTCTCAAAATAATCTCCAATTTACTTTTAGGTTTGTAGTTGGTTCTGTAAGGAAACTTCCCCCATTCTTCTGGAGTGCGGTTCCCTTTCTCTTCATTGCAATTTCGACATGCTGGAACTAGATTATCAAAAGTGTGAAGCCCTCCGCGAGATAATGGAATTACGTGATCAATCGTTAGATTGCCATAAATTCCACAATAAGCGCATTGATAATTGCCAAATTTCTTAACAAGATTTTTAGTTGGCCTTACACTTAAGAGGTTTTCAAAAGGAATCCTCACATAATTTTTTAGGCAAATGACTCGTTTAGAAATAAACTTGACCCGTTCTTTCAATAAAAGAACAATGGCTCTTCGCCATTTTAAAATGGAAATCGGGTTGTAATCAGCGTTTAGAAGTAACACGTCTCGGTAAGGCTCTAGGTCCTTGTAACTCATAAAAATCAAAACTCCTTAATTACACCAGATTCTACATTATAAAGTGACAGTGGAGCCAGACAATCACCCCCACACCCAGAATCAAGAACAATAGATTGGTCTCCAATAAAAACCGCATGATAATGACCGGCTACCCGGACATATTCCTGGTTTTCATTCTGTGCCTCCCACCACTTGACTCGGATATTGTCCCGGTCGATTTTTCCGTAAATAAATACGTCCCTGTACCTACGATTAAGGTCACTCCTATAAACAAAATTTGATTCGGTCCTTAGGCTATTCGGGAAGTATGCGTGGGCAATCCGGTATTCCTTGCCTCTATCATCCTTCATAATCGCCCCATAAGGAAAAGATGAAAGAAGATCAAACAGGGCCTTTTTATCGATGTTGTTCTCCTCAAATTCCTTGATTGTGACATCAAGACCGTTATTTTGAGAAACATTGTTTCCTTTTAGGTAACGAACCAGCTTGTCCTGGTGATTAGAGTGCATACAAACGTGACCGTTTTTTACAGACTTTTCCACCAGATTCAGAACCCCAATGGAGTCGCTGTATTCGATCTTGCTGTCAAAAATGTCTCCAAGAAAGATGATCTGAAGATTTTGAGACTCGGCATAATCGATTGCCCTTTGCAGTCTTTGGGACTGAGAGTGAATATCTGAAATGAAACAGAACGACATTAAAAAACCTCGGTTAGTGTTTTAATTCTAGCCGAGGTTATGGTTTTATTGGGTTATGATGTGACAGTTAAGGGATTGTCACCAGTCGTTTTCGGATTCCAGTTCGTCAATTGCGGCGAAAATCTGGTCGCGGAACTCGTTGAGTTTTGCGTCAACTGCAGGCATCTTAACCGCCCACATATTGATCCACCCGATCATCTCATTAACCCCCTCACGGGCGCGGTCAGCGGCGGTGGGCTCGACTTCTTCCTCTTCAGGAACATCGGCCTCAAGATCATCAACAAAATAAAAATGAGTGAATCCCGAAAAAACTCGGACATCGCCAAGAGTGGTTTGTGACCATCGACCACTAGAATCACGGGCCATCACGGTCACATTTGGGTCCTTAGAATCAAAATTGTAAGACCGATCATAAGTTTGTTGCATTTTTAAAATCCTCTTTGTTTGTTGGACAGGTTAATAATAGCACGCCTTAAACAGAAATGGCCTGCGGTTGTGACAGTTTTTCGGCTGGCACAAGAGAAAATTCTTCGCCGCTATAGACGGTCAAGAATCCCTCATCAATAGTGGGCCGAATATAAGAACCATGCATAGATTCTAAAACAAAATCTGGAATAGTCTTGGTTCGATCTTTATTATGATTTCTTTGGAACATTTCTTCTTTAGAAATTTCAAAATAAACAGCAATCTTCTCATAATGATCCGGAATCATTTTGAGTTTCCGCTTTCGTACCTTTGGAGTCAGATGCGTCTGATCAACAATAATATTTTGTCCTTGGTGAACAAAATGCCGCAATTGACCTAGCATCAATTCAATTGCAGTTTCGATATAATCATCGAATACCTCATTATATGTAGAGCCAACATTTTTGGCATAATTTTCGATGATATTGTCCGATGAAATGACCATATAACCGTCACTGTTTTGTGCCACCCAGGAAGATTTGCCTGAAGTCGGCACTCCACAGAGAAGAATAGCCCGGTTTCGGATTTTCAATTTTCTGACTCCAAATCTACAAAGTTTTCGTTGTCCAATTCCTTAGTTTCCCATTCTAGGAATTTGAAGGATTTTAGTTTATAAATTTCAGAATCAAAAATATCCTTTCTTAGACAGACACCTTCATCTGGTACTTTCTTAGATTTGCACAGTTCACAGTCTTTTTCAAGATAATCTCCAATAAGACGATCAAGGAAGTTTTGATGCCAATGATCATTCACGGAAAGTTCGGGATATAAGTCCTTTGCTTTTCCATAATAAATCTCTGGAACCATATTCAGACCATATTTTTCGCAATAGTCCTTGACTTGCCTATGAGAAAATTCATAAACCTGCCCAGAATGATTGGTTGTTGTAATTCGGTAGACATAAGTTGCAAACTGCCCGGCGGGGCAGCCATAATCATATCCGGTTTGAATGTACGCCCCGGTTTTCGTGTACCCCACTGCTTCACCATAAAGAGTAATGGAATCTTGAATGGCATATTCGACTGATTTGGCGATTTCTTCCCAGAGATCATAAGAATAGAAATGATCTTTATTCCCGATTTCTAGAAAACCGTTCTTTAGAACTCTACGAGAGGCCCAAAGAAGATCGTAATGAGTATCTTGAATTTTGATACCAAAACGCTTCAGGATTTTTTCAAATCGAGTCAGTTTTTTATTACAAAGAAGGCGACTTGCCACCCAGGAAGTTCCATGAAGTTTTCGTGTAATAGAAATATAATCATTTGGAGAGATATTATGAATAGATTTCTTCAGTTGAAGAGTATCAGGATGGAAGCGGAATTGTCCGTCCACCACTTTTGGCTCACGAACAACTTTCTTTTGATTCTTTTTCTCTTTATTCTGATTTTTAAGGACTAGAGGACTTACATATTTCTCACAGATCAGAATATCATCATATGAATCAAACTCCTTTCCGATCCATTCTTCTTTAAGAGAAATGGATTTTCCAGTCTTTTCTTCTAGCCAATCAAGAAATTTTTGGGCCGGAAGAGCATAACCTTGTGATGGGATTCCACGGAGTTTAACTGCCCTCACACGACCTTTCGTATTAAAGAATCCAGCCACTTCTTTGTCGTTATTAAGTGTCTTATCGGAAAACGAATTACTCCAAGAAAGAAATTCTTTATTTATGGCGCACTCTAATGGGAAATAAACATAAACATCCCCTTCCTTGGCATCAAGAGAAACAATCACACTATTTCCTTGAATTGTGGCGATTTGCAATCTATCTGCGTTTGGGTGTGGTCGCAGATTATTTAATACAACGATCTCCGCAAGATAATTAGGGTTGGCTTTTTCAGAAATTTTGAACATAATTGGAATTTACGGTAGTGAACATTTACAGGACAAACCAAGAATACCCCATAAAGAAGGAAATTGGTCTAACAAGTAGACAGTTTAAAAAGTGTCTACTTTACAATTTCCTGAGAAACTACTTCGCCTGCAACAAATGACCGATAAATTAAATTTTCAATATCGGAAGCAATTGATTTCGATTTGGAATCACCGTGAGGAAGTACTACCATACCATAAGGCTTCTTGTAATTTTTATAATCCCCGACCCGCAATTCACCAGAAGCAATGTGATCTGCATCTTCTTTATGAAGACGGATCACACGTCCAATGGTTTGCAACATGGCAATTGCATCCATATTTCTCATAAAGATCACGGCATCCAACGAATTGACATTGATCCCTTCAGAAAGAATCGAGTAGTTAAGAAGAACAAACTTCTTAGAATCGTCATTTCCCCACTCATCCAAAGTTCTAAAAAACACATCTCGCTTTACCTCTTTACCATCAATATATGCCCCGTGAGCCGCAGTTATATGCATAATACTATAATCTCTGTCCTTCATCTGAGAGACAAAATCGGTCTCAGTAAGAAGAGAAATAATTGATTTTGTTGATTTCGCAGAAATAAGAACCTTCTTGGGAGTATCCTCGTCCAAGGTTTTTAGAATCAGATTATTATTCATTTCATCCATACTTTCTTCAATATTCACTTCCTTCTTAACCACCAATGGAGGCAAAACATAACCACCATATACCATCTCGGTCATAGGAATCTTACAAATATCATGACCATAAACCTCGGCAATATTCATTCCGGGTTTTTTTGTTGGAATTGCAGAGTTCTTAGGAGTGGCAGTAAAAAAGTACTTCTTGTCTGCTTCCCTTACTGCATCTTCAATGTGTGGAAAGAAGGACTTCTTAGTAGAATTGTGACATTCATCAAAATTGTAGGTGTTCACCTTAATATTTGACTCGGTGATTTTCTTCAGGGAATTATAAGAAGTAAAAATAAGTTTATGATCATCTTTATGGATATTATGCCACTCTTGAATATCTTTTATATTGGTAGTGCGGTAGTTTCTTAGCCGACTACCAGAATGCACATGCATATATTTCGCATTATTAACGTGCTTTTCGTAATCAGCAGAAAGTTGAACCGCGAGGAGAATCCTTGGGGCAACAACGCAAACAGTCTGGGGAATATCAGATTTAAATTGCTCTATGGTGTTTTTGATAAAAACAATACTTTTACCTGCACCAGTCGGAAGAATAATTTTACCAAGATCGTTTTCTCCCATAGAAGAAAGAGCCGTCGCCTGATGAGGACGAAGAATAATAGAGGTCATTACAAAATTTGGTGAATAGCAGAATAATAGACGATTATTGGACTTTATGTTAAGTTAGTGGACGATTTATAAAGTGTCCACCTGGTTAATGCCTGGAGTTGTTCATTTGGTAAACGTTTAGGCCAGTATATAATTCTTCTTAACCAATTTTGTTTAATTGGGCTTCCGTCCGTCCTTGGAACAAAATTTAAAGAAGTAGAATTTGCATAATACGAATTATTTTGATTTACTGAAAGTTGAAATGCAGTCTTTTTTCAAATTTTGCTCCAACTTTTTTTGCGTTTTCTTCGACTAAAGATTTATGTTTCACATCTAAAACATTCCAATAATTATCGCATAATAATTCTAAAAGTCCTCTACTTTCATCTCCTTTTCCCCACCACCAAGAAGAAATTGCCTTTTGAAAAATAAGCAAATGTTTCCCGGAATATTCTGGAATATTAATGTTTATGCATTCATCGTTATTTTCATAGCAATTTAGACCTAGTGTTGCATAAATGTAAGAATGTTGCCATTCTTGTTTTCTTTCATATATCAACGAAAGAAAATAATATGCTTCGGGTCTTTTGGGTAGCAACACAAGAGCATTTTCTAGTAATACTTTTTCACTAGAATCTCTTGATTTTTGTGCCCCATAGCAGAATGACCCACGAATTAATGCGGAGTATGCCAAAAGATTATCTTCACTTCTTTCTGCTGCTCTCAAGTAATAGATATGTGCTGGTGCAGTATGACCCTGACTTTCATACCACTTTGCGAGATTATAATTTTTTTCCGCATTTTCAGTATCTAATGAATATTCTATTAATTCATTAGATATAGATTTTACTTTATACATCCAACAATCTTCAGAAAATTCTAATTCATCAATTTTTAGTGTTTCATTAACCGCTTGCTTTACTCCAGGGAAAAAGTCAGTCCCATTAAGATAGTAATCGTGTCCGGCAATAATTCCACCTGGTTTTACCTTAGGCAACCAAGAAATAATATCTTTTTTCACGTCTTCATATTCGTGAGAAGCATCAATAAAAACAAAATCTAAAGACTTATCTTCAAAAGTTTTTACCGCTTCAAGTGAAGTCATTCTTAAAGGAATATGATAGCCTTTTAAAGGCATCATATTTTGGTTAAATGTGTCATATAAAGATTTTAAATCGTCTATATCTTGATGCTCTACACTTCCTTCCCAAGTATCTACACAATAGAACTCAATGTTTTTATTGGAATTTGCAATTTCAACTGCCATAAATGCGGAAGATTTTCCTTTCCAAGAACCAATTTCAACAAACTTGGAACCTGATGGGAATTTTTCAATCATTTTCCTATACAGATTTGGATATGAAAACCAATTTTCTCCAAATTGAGGTTCTTGATAAATGTGATTAAGTTGTGTATTCATTATTTGATTAATAGTTAAATTTTTACCGTTATTTTCCCACCAATTTAAAACATTACGATAAGATTTATGATGACAATCATCTACCAGTTCTGGATTTCTGTAAGTTGATTTTGCATTATAAAAATCCTCAACAAATAAAGGAAAACAATATATGTTTGGATTAGTATGAAAAAATAATACGTCCTCAACTACAGGAATAAAACTAGTGTTTAGATTAAAATCAGTATCAAAATAATATAAGTCTAAGAGATATTTTGCATAGTTTCTTTTTATTAAATACCCAGCAACACACCAGTCTTTATCTCTTCTTTCTTCAAAAGAATACGCTTTAACATTATATTCTCTTACAATAGTTAATTGAATACCATTCCAATCTTTAGGAAGATTTTGATAGAATTGCTTCCAGGTAAAGTTCCAGTGTTCAACAGTTTCTAAAGACAAATCGTCTTCAACAATCAAAAAATATTCATCATCATAAGTCTCGTATAATTCCCTGAGTAAACATAAATGAGAAGTAATCGGACCTTTTGAATGTTCCGCCAAAAGATGCACATTTGTTCCGATTAAATTATGATTATAATTTTCAAATCTTTTGAATAAATGAGGAACATAGTTTGTTATATTATATTTTTGAAACCAATTTTCTAAATTAGTTCTTCTGTCTAGGCTTTCTTCTAAACTAATGTAATGAATAGTTGGAAGTCCTTCAAGTTTGTTCATGAATAAAATCCTCCACAAATGATTTAGAAACTTTTAAAATATAAGCAGCATTATCTTGAGCACCAAAAGTAATCAAGTAATCATTTTTATATTCTACAAGACCACAACAAAACTCAATTTTTATATTCATAAACGAAAATAATTTTGATACTTTTTGAAGTTTAAATTCCTTATCCCAAATTACAAACCGATGGCGATAAGTCGCGTTTTTTCTTCCCTGTTCTGAATTATAAAGATGTGTCTCGTGAAGAAGTGATAAGTATCCGTTTTTATAAGGAATTACCTGAGAACCACCTCTTAGGTCAGTTTGTAGAGTAGGATTTGGGTCAGTTTGAAAGACTTCTGTTTCCTTTCCAGTAATATCAAATTTCATTAGTGCAGTGGGATTAGACCACTTTAATAAATGAAAAGGTTTATCTAGAATTGGAGTACAGTTTTTCATACAGTATTCTTTATCTGGGGAGGGTCCAGGAATACGATAACGAAAAACTTCTTTGACCGAATAATCAGAAATCTGAAATTCACTAATTTCCATTCTTCCGGTTCCTTTGTCGTCTAAGTCTCTGCGAACACCAATACCATAGAGTTTATCATTCCATTCTACTAACCGAACATCTTCAAGGCCCACAAAATCCCACTGTGGTTGATAGGTATCAAAGTCTGAAGTATCTATTTTTGAATAGTGAACCGTATCTATATTGTCATCTAGTTCTGCAATGTAATTTGTGGTTCTCAGGTGCATATCATTTTCTGGATGAATGTAGGATAATGGACCCCACATATGCTCAAACCGATTGAGTTCTGCGTGATATAATGTATAATTTACATTACGAAGATTGACTAATATTCTGTTCTGATAAATGAAGACAGAAGGATTTGTGATTGATGGTCCCGAAAGGTCTTCTGGGTTTATAAGTAGAGGTTTAATTGTTCCACCATTCTCCAATGCATATTTAACGAAATTCATGAGGACATTATAAGTTTTGTTTATTTATAAGTTTAGTAAACCGATAGATTTTTTCGGATCACTGCGGTTATTCATTGTTCGGTGGCATCATCTGAGCAACGAAACTGGTCGGCAGGTTGAACTGATGGGCCAGAGCGCCGATTTCTCCCAGTAGCTCGGGAGAAACCCCACCAGTGGCTAAAACTCGCTGCCACAAACCGATGAATAAGCGGGTGTCGCCCTTGCTGGCTTCAGACAGGCCGATGCTCAGGCCATTGGCCAGTGCGGTGGGGATGCTGTCGTACAGTTCGGTGATGGCGGGGTTAACCGCCAGCTCGATACCGAAACCCATCCACTGGGGTTCGGGAGTGTGGGCAGCGTCGTAGCTGGCCTGTTCCTCTGGGGTGGTGTCGCGCAGTGCCCAATTGATCACCCAGCCATCAGCGGTGATGGTTGGCGGGATCTGCTCAACGATCTGCAGGCGGTGGTCGTAACCATCGGGCTGAGGGTTGATGGTGACCGGAAAGACGTCGAAGGGCGCCAGGTCTTCCGGGGTGGGTTCAGTGGGGAATGAGATGTTGGGGTGTGCTTTGCGGAGCTGCCAGAGGTTGTAAGGGTACTCGGGCTGACCGTCTGCAGCGATGTGGACGTAGTTCATGAGATGAGTTCCTCCTGGGTGGACAGCTCGGCAATTTGCTCCGCGATCACATCGCGGATGATGCGAGCGCGAAGCTGCTGGTGGAGTTCTTCGTCAAGGCGAGCCTGCAGATCATCACGGAATGAAAGCAAATCATCGTTATCGGCGTGGTCGGCGTTGATTTTGGCGATGGCCAGGCGGTAGTTGTCGATGTTGATTTGATAGGAGAGCAGTTCGTGATCGCGGCCTTCAAGGGCGGCGGTTAGAATGGAGAGCTTGTTCATTAGGAGTTCCAGGGATAGGCGGTAATAAATGGAGAGCTGCCATGAGCCACTGCAATAGTATCACCAGCCGGAGAAAATGCAACGCCAACGCCGTCACCTGTAGGCAGCGTCGCGGGATTGGTGTACTTCGTGCCGAAGCCAGATGCTGACCAGGGATAGGCGGTGATAAATGGAGAGCTGCCATGAGCCACTGCAATAGCATCACCAGCAGGGGAAAATGCAACACCGAAGCCGGTGCTCGTAGGCAGCGTCGCGGGATTGGTGTACTTTGTACCGAAGCCAGATGCTGACCAGGGATAGACGGTAATAAATGGGGAGCTATCATGAGCCACTGCAATAGCATCACCAGCAGGGGAAAATGCAACGCCCCAGCCAGTGCCCGTAGGCAGAGTTGCAGGATTCGTGTACTTTGTGCCGAAGCCAGATGCTGACCAGGGATAAGCGGTAATAAATGGGGAGCTGTTAAGAGCCACTGCAATAGTATCACCAGCCGGAGAAAATGCAACGCCGAGGCCGTCGCCCGTAGGCAGAGTTGCAGGATTCGTGTACTTCGTACCGAAGCCAGATGCTGACCAGGGATAGGCGGTGATAAATGGAGAGATGCCATGAGCCACTGCAATAGTATCACCAGCCGGAGAAAATGCAACGCCGAAGCCGGTGCTCGTAGGCAGCGTCGCGGGATTGGTGTACTTCGTGCCGAAGCCAGATGCTGACCAGGGATAGGCGGTGATAAATGGAGAGCTGTTATGCGCCACTGCAATAGCATCACCAGCCGGAGAAAATGCAACGTCCCAGCCAGCGCCCGTAGGCAGCGTTGCAGGATTCGTGTACTTTGTGCCGAAGCCAGATGCTGACCAGGGATAGGCGGTGATAAATAGGGAGATGAAATGAGCCACTGCAATAGTATCACCAGCAGGGGAAAATGCAACACCGAAGCCGGTGCCCGTAGGCAGAGTTGCAGGATTCGTGTACTTGACCCCAAACCCCGGCGGTCCACCACTATTCGTTGCTGCCAGCAACGCACTACGTCTCAGCATGATCAGACCCTCCCCTTAAGTGGTGCAATTTCAATTGTGGTCTGACCACCAACGACTGTAATCACCACGGTCTCTATTTCATTTTCTGTTGGTGTCATTGCGCTACCTCCGTCCCATTTCACCGTGTAACCACTATTTCCCGTAAACCATGAAATCGTGCCGGATGTATACTGAAAACTCAGCACCCCGCGCCATAAATACCCGCTCGGGATTGTAGTCAGATTCGACAGGTTAATCGTAGTTGCCGCTGCAATCGCTGCAGCAGTAACAAACTCGTTGGCAGCCTGCACATCCAACGAGTAAACATTGCTCGCCGCCGTTACCGTATTCCGCACCTGGCAGGTGGCACCCCCTACCGTCAGCTCCCACCCGGCTACGGCAGCCGTGCCCAGACCCAACCCTGCAAACTGCGGTGTGCCAGTGGTGCCGAGACCCACATTACCATCAGTAATTCCAGTTAAATTTGAACCATCTCCATAATAAGTTACAATACCAGAAGTGGCAGTTACAACTCCTGAAGATATTCTGACTATTCCTAATGTAGAAATACCCGTGACATTTAAATTATTTACGGTCGCATTTGAAAAAGCAGACGCTCCTTGAATACCTTGAATACCTTGAATACCCTGTGGGCCAATAGAACCAACAATACCAGATATACCTTGAGTTCCTGTAGTGCCCTGAATACCTTGAATACCTTGTGGGCCAATAGAACCAACAATACCAGATATACCTTGAGTTCCTGTAGT